GGAAGATCCAAATCTCGCCCTGCGGGCCGTCATTGTAGACCGACCACACGCTCGGGTAGGACACGTTCAGAACCGAATAGGCCCGCGCGTAGGCCTGGAGGTTATCCCACGGCATCCAGTCGAGCGTCGGGCGCGTCACGCCGCCCCAATTCGCGCTGAGCTCGATCGAATCGATGACCTTGTCGCACCCGGCGTATTGCGCCTGGAGCGCGGGGTTCCAGAACCCGACGTAGGGGTAGCGTTCGACGTTCGGGATCGTCTGGACGAGGTTCTGAACTGACCCGTAAGAACCGCTCGTCGCTTGCGGAGTTGCGTTCGGCAGCGCGCCCGGCTGCATGGCGCCGGGGATCGCCCAGCCCGGTTGGGCGCTGGCGCCGAAGGCGGACTGGCCCGTGATCAAGCGCCGGACACAGCCGGTCCGCTTGGCGCAATGCCGTCTCGCCTCGTTGACCCAGCGAGTCAGCTGCTTCTCGTTGGTGAACGAAAAGTTCGGATCGTTCAGAAGTTGCGCCGTGTCGTTGAGGATCTGGCTCAGAGGCATGACGCACCATAGGAAAAGGCCGCGCCGCGATCAAGCGGCGCGACCTCCTGCGCCGATCAAACCGACGCCTTCGGAGCCGGAGCCGGCGCTGTCGCGGGAGCCGTCTCGGCCTTCAGCGTCATGGCCTCGGTCGGCAACCGGGCAATGTGCAGAACGCCATCGACCATCCACGCGACGCGCGCCACCGGCGGCGCCTCGACCTGGGCGACGGCGACCGTCGGGGCGGCGCCGGGCGCGAACACGGGCGTCACGGGCTCGGGGCCTTCGAAACCGATCACCGTGAGGTCCGGACTTCCCGACTTGAGCGTCGCGATGTCGCCAATCTCGAAATCGTCGTATTTCGTAACGATCTGAACCATTTCACAACCCCATTTCACGAGCGAAGAAGTGGACTACGCTCGTTAAACGCGCAAGAGCCGCGAAAGTTCACATCTGCTGGACGTAACAGGTGCTGGTCGTGCCGCCGACGGTCGCGGTCAGCGCTGCGGTGGCCGTGATCAGAATGCCCGAGTTGTTCACGATCACCGTCGGAACCGACGTGTAGATGCCGCCGAAGAACACGCGCTGGCCCGTGATCGTAATGCCGCCCGACGACACCGCGCCCAGGATGTTCGCCGCCGCTGTCGAAACGAGACCCGACTGCGAGGACGGGTTCGTGTAGGCGGCCGATGTCGACGGAAAGGCGTCGATCGCCGTGATCTGCGGCGCCGTGGTGAACCCCGTGCCGGCCGTGGTGACGGCATAGGCGGTGATCGTGAAGCACATGATCGCGGTCGCCGCCGCGGACGAGCCGCCGCCGCCCGAGAAAGTCAAGGTCGGAACCGAAGTCTGGCCGCCGAGGCCGTGATCGGTGCACAGAAGGCCCGTCACGGTCTGCGAGCCGGTCAGCGCCGCCGTCGCGATGGCGCCGTAGCCGACCGTCAGGTTGTTCAGGTACTCGCGCGGGTCGTTCAGAAGCGTGATCTGCGGCGGGCTCGTGTAGCCGGCGCCCTGGTTGTCGATGACGACCGACGCGACCGTGCTGCCGGAGAGCGTCGAATGGCCCGTCGCCTGGATGCCGCCAACCGCCGGCGGCGAAATGAGCACGATCGGCGGATAGGTGTAGTTCGTCCCGGCCGCGTTGATCGTGACCGTCGTCGAAACCGCGCCGCCGACGATCGCGCGCCAGACCGACGCGCCGGCCGACGCCGCGACGGTCGGAACCGACGTGTAGCCCGAGCCCGCGTTCGTCAGCAGCGCGCCGACGGCGCAGCCGGTCTGATTCGCGAGGCGGTAGTTGACGCCGTCGGAATAGATGAGCTCCATGCTCGGGCCCGTACCGCCCCCGCCGATCTTGATCCAGGATGCGGTGATCGGGTCGAACTGCTGGACCGACGTGTAGCCGTCGGTCCGAATCGCATAGACGCCGGCGCCGGGCCCGAGCGTGTAGGTCGCGCCCGACGGGAGCGTGACGCGATTCGGCCCTCGCGTGTTGAGGGCCGCACCTAGAACGGGCCAAGTGGACATGGTGACCTCAGAGCTGCATCACGTAGGACGTGTCGGTGTACCCGCCCATCGTGAAGGTGAAGGTCGCGGTCTGCGTGATCAAAGCGCCGTTCGTCGTAACGAGCGGCGTCGGCGTGGACGTGTAGATGCCGCCGTCGTAGAAGACGGCGTTGGTCGCGGTCGGAGCGCCGGACGACGCCAGCATCTTGATGTTCGCCAGACGGGTCGACACGAGAAGCGACTGCGTCGCCGGGTTCGTGTAGGCGGCCGCGGTCGTCGGGAAAGCGTCGATGCCGGACAGAAGCGACGTTCCGAAACCCGTGCCGTTGGTCGGCGTGAACGCGGTGATGCTCCAGCACATGATCGCGGTGGCCGCCGCGGACGAACCGCCGCCGCCCGAGAACGAAAGCGTCGGAACCGAAGTCTGGCCGCCGACGCCGTGATCGAGACACAGCACGCCAGTCACGGTATTGGCGCCGGTCAGCGTGCAGACCGCGGCCGCGTTGTAGCCGGCGGTGACGCCGTTCAGGCCCTCACGCGGATCGTTGACGAAGGTGATCGTCGGCGCCGTCCCATAGCCGGCGCCCTGGTTGTCGACCACGACGGATGCGACCGTGCTGCCCGAGAGCGTCGAATGGCCCGTCGCCTGAATGCCAGCGCCATAGGGCGGCTGCGAGAAGACGACCAGCGGCGGGTAGGTGTAGTTCGTGCCGGCGTTCGAGACCGTGACCGTCGTATTGACCGCGCCGCCGACGAGCGCCTTCCACACCGACGAGCCGGCCGAGGCGGCGACCGCAGGCGCGGACGTGTAGGACGAGCCGGCCGTGGTCAGAAGGGCGCCGACCGGGCAGCCGGTCTGGTTCGCGAGACGGTAGTTGACGCCGTCGGAATAAACGTACTCCACGCCGGCCGCCACGACGCCGCCGCCGATCTTCCACCAGATGCCGGTGATCGGATCGAGTTGCTGGATGGTCGTGTACGGACCCGTGCGGATCCAGTACTCGCCGGCCGGCGACAGGATCGAGACGTTGCCGCTCGCGAGCGACACCCGGTTGGTGATCAGACCCTTCAGAGTGAGCGGGTTGCCGACGCCCTGGAACCTTGTCATAGAACCGCTCCCTCAGAGAACCGCAGGCTGCGTGCCCGGGACGTTCGGCCACGCCACGCCGGTGATGTTGTTGACCTGGGCGCCGCTCGACGGCTTCGCGCAGACCAGGTCGGCGCACGAGATCAAGACGCCGATATCGCTCATCTGGCCGACCGCGATCTGGCTCTCGAAACCGGAGAACGTCATGGACGCGCTCTCATGCATGTACATGCCGGTGTAGCGGCTGTTCAGCAGGAAGCACTGCCCGAGAGGACAGAACGGATCGGGGAAGATCGGCGTATCCAGTACCCGGATGGCGCGGAAGCCGGCGTTGACGACGCTGTCGCGATCGTAGATCGACCGCGGGGTCGTCTGGAACATCTCGAGGCTCATGAAATCGGTCATGAGTTCGGCCCAGTTGGCCGGGTTCATCACCCCATAATCCGGGGCCTCGCCGCCGGCGCCGGACTGGACGCGCGTCAGGATCGACGCCGCGCCGGCGCGGGTCGTCATCTGTGCGCCGGTGTTGGTGATCAACTGGCCGGCCCAGAACGAGCCGGGCGTGCGCGAAATGCCGCCGTAGGACGCGACGTTGGTCCCGTCGTCGAAAGCCATCGACAGCGAATCCCAGATCTGGGTGTTCGCGGAATTGTTGGTGTAGAGCGCCGCCGCGTAGGCCTGCTTGATGACGACCGCGGCGTCCGACATGACGGCGCGCAGCTTGGGGATGACGACCTCGGACGACTGAAGGATCGCCTCCATGCCGAAGAAGCCGATCGGCACCATGCCCATCTTGAGGGAGAATTGCGCGTTCTGAATCGCGGCCTGGTCGGTCGGCATCGGGAAGTCGCCGGCGAACGAGCCCCAGTTGAAGTTGACGAAGGACGATCCCTGCACCGGGATCGTGATCTGCGACACGCCGCCCCGTGCGACCTTCGACTGGCTCATGAACAGGCTCAGGAGCGGATGCGCCTGATAGACCTGAACATATACGGATGGGATGAAAGCTCTGCGCGTGATGGCTGCCAGCTGGGCGCCGATGCTGCCGCCGGGGGTAATGCCTGACCCCGTCAGGGTCGACACAGGGCTTGTCGGGTAGGCCATCGATAAACTCCTGAATCAGGCGTCAGACGCCCAGCGTCTCCGACACGAATTTGTCCGGGTTCTTGAAGAACTCGGCCAACTGCTCGTCCTGATAGCCGATCGGGTCGTTGTGCAGCCGCGCCATGCCCTCTTCGGCCGTCTTCGAGCCGAACAGGTTGAGATCCTGCGGCGCCCAGGTCGGACCCTTGATCGGCGCCGGCGTCTTCGACGCGACCCACGCGGCGGCGGCCTCGGCGTCGGGGTTGTTCTGCTCCTTCATCCGATCGAGCATCTTGTTGAAGCCCTCGTCGGTGAGCGAGTAGGACCGGCGGGCGGCTTCGATCTGCGACTGGAAAGTCGTCTGGTGCTGGTGCTCTTCGTAGCGCGCGCGTTCCGCGGCGCGCTCTTCCTCGATCTTGTCGAGGCGGTCCTGGAGCGCCTTGTTCTGAGCCTTCAGCGGCTCGACGAACGGTGCGACGACGTCGTCCACGATCTTCGTCTCGGGGAATTTCTCTTTCGCCAGCTTGCGGATGCGGTCACCCGCCGCGCCGTCGTTCCAGAGTTCGTTCAGGAGCGCCTCGGCCCTGATTTGCGCTTGCGTCGCCTCGGGCATGGTCAGATCTTCTTCGCCGTGCCGCGGACTTCCTTACCGACGTGCTCGAGGCTCTTGATCTCGTTCAAGTTGCCGTTGGGCAGGCCGGACGGCCGGGCGCCGATGTCCATCTTGTCGGTCGGGACATAGATCATCATGGACTCGTCCTTCTTGACGTCCGAGTCATAGGCCCGCGGAAATTTCGTCGACATATCAGGCTCCTGCCATCTGCGGAGGCATCGGCGGCGCGCCGCCTCCCGGCGGCGGGGGAGGCGCCCCGCCAGCGCCCGGAGGCATGGGGGGAGCCCCGCCGCCGGCCTGCTTTGCATTTCGAGCCATCTCGATGATCTGCTGGATCGCAGCCCCGGGATCGCCTTGCGAGCCGCCTTCCTTCTCCATGGCCTTGCCGATGTCGGTCAGGGCCTTCAAGACGGCGGTGTGAAGAGGGGAGCCCATCGGAATCGCAGGAAGCGCTTCCTGGAGGCCCGTCAGACTCAGCTTCAGCTTCTCGACGCCGTGCTTGGCGTTGCCCGCCATCGGCCCGGGATTCGACGCCGGCCCGGGAGCTCCGGGTGGCGGCGCGCCTGCTCCAGGCGGCATCGGAAGCAATTAAATCTCCTGTTTCGCAGAAAGCGAGGGATCGCTCCCCCGCTTCCGCTTCGAATGCTTCGCTCGGGCTTACTTGCGGCCCTTGCGACCCTTGTGCCGGCGCGCGGCGACGGGAAGATCACGCATTGGAGTCTCCTTCGTTTGACGCGGGGGACAGACTAGCCTCACCCCCGAACGGGACGGACACTAAGCTGGACGCAGCGAGCCTGTCAATATAGCGTCGAAAAATACCGAATGTTATCAATTGTGTAGGATGGAAATTCGATGGACATCCCGCGGTCGAAGAAGCTGACGCAGTTCGTTCGCGACGTCTCGACGCACTGCATGGCGTCCCGCGCGAACCGCACGAACAGAGGCGTTTTTTACCAGAACTATGTCGACACGGGCTCGGCGGACCCGGCGACGCCGGCCGTCTACAACAAGCTGTTCGCCTCGCTGGACGACATCGAATCGCTGCTGTTCTCGCCAGTGTCGTTGCGTTTTCACATCGGCGATCCCGACATTCCGAACGTCGTCAACGAGGCCAAGGGCAAGGCGGCCGCGGCTCGCATTCGAAATTTCTACCGCCAGTGCGACGCCGACACGATGCTGTCGCAGGCCGTGAGTTGCGGGCTGGTGAAGGGCGTCGGCATCATCAAGCAGAATTTCATCGACAAGCGCCTGATGACCTGGTTCGTCGAGCCCGAAGACTTCGGCGTGCTGAACGAATCGCACCAGAAACTCGACGATGCGATGGGCGCTTTCTCGCACTCGATGATGATCACGCAGTCGCAGTTCGAGTCGCTGATCTACGGGCGCAGCGACCGCGCCGAATTGCTCAAAAAGGCGAAGGGCTACATCAAGGACACCGCCGGCGGGCTGACCGACACCAAGGGCTCGGCGATGAACATCGTCGTCGGCGGCCTCTACCCGCTCCAGTCAGCCGCCCAGGGCGGCGTCAATCCGACGCGCGGGCTCGTCGACTGGATGGCGACGCCGCGGCCGCAACTCGATCCCGCCGTCGCGGCGTCGATGCTGCAGTTAGACGAGACGTGGATATGGGACGACCAACGCGGCGATTGGGCGACGTTCCAGATGATCGGCGACGACATCATGATCCTGGGCGCCGACACGATTCAAAACGCTCTGGCGTTCGACCCGACGACCATGACATCGGCGCCGTGCCTGAAGGGCGTCCACCCGTACTCCGTGTTCCGACCGAACCCGGTGCGCAACTATTTCTGGGGCGCGTCCGAGGTCCAGAAGCTGATCTTTCTGCAAGAGGCGATCAACGCGCGCATCAACGGTACGAACAAGATGCTGCGCATGCAGGAAGACCCGACGACGCGCATCACCGGCTCGTCCGGCGTCAATCAGCAGGCGTGGTCGCGGTACAAGAAGCCCGGCGGCTACTACACGGAGAACAACCCGACCGCGAAGATCGAGAAGGACAACACGGTCATTCCGCAGGATATGTGGGCCTCGCTCCACGAGTACGAGCGCATGGTCGACGAATTGATGGGCCTGCCGCCGGTCGCGAAAGGCCACGGCGAGAAAGGCGTGCGCTCGGCGAACCACGCGGAAGCGCTGGTGCGCATGTTCTCGCCGCGCTTCAAGGACCGGGCGCTGCTGATCGAGCGCGACGTCGAACATTGCGGGGCGCTGACGCTGGATCTGGCGCGGGCGAACGTCGACAAAAAGCTGGTCGCGTGGGTTCCGCCCGAGCAGGCCGGCATGGAGAATCTGGCTTCGAAAGAAGAGTTGGAACTGCTGATCCCGCCGGCGAAGGGCCTCGTACCCGTCTGGTTCCTGTTCGCCGACCTGCCCGACGACGTGACGCTGACGATCGACGAACACTCGTCGTCGCCCGCCTTCTCGCAAGCCGCGGAGGCCCTGGTCTGGAACATGTTGAAGACCGGCATCATGTCGCCGGTCGACGCCGTCGAACATCTCGACGTCACCGACCCGGAGGCGATTCAGGCCAGCATCGTGCGCCGCGAAATCGCGCAGAGCGAAGCGAAGCAGAAAGAGGAGCAGATGAAGCTACAGCTTCACCACGGGGGCAAGAAATGAAAAACGGCCCGGCGCGTCAGCACCGGGCCTAGTCAGGGAGGAAACAGAGTGACGCCCGTGAGGGCGGCGCCAGAATGTCAGATTCGCCGCCGGACGCAAGCTATTTCTTGCCGCCCTTCTTGGGCGGATGCGCATAGGCGCCGAGCCGGCTGATCGGATTCGACGACGCGGGCTTGGCCGCGGGCGACGCCGACTTCATCGTGGCGGGGCCGATCGCCTTGGGCGTGGCGGCCCTGGTGACGGGCACAGGGCCCGAAGCAGATACTTTTTTCACGATCCTCTCCCTTATATTTTCGCCAGCATTTCAGCGATGTGAGGGGCGAACAGATCCGCTGGCAATTGAACCGTCTTCCCGACGCCGTTCGGGATCTCGATCTCGATCGCGCGTTTCCGGTCGAAGGCGCCGGGCCGCAGCCTAACCGTACGAATCCCGCGATCTTTCGTCATGATCGGTATGGAATACTCGGCTTTCATCGCGTCACCTTTTCACATAACCGGGGTTGGGCACCGGCACCGGCGCCGGTTTGGTTTTCGGCGCCACCGCCGACGGCGGAACGTGAGTGCGCGCGTAGCCGCCGGCCATCGCGCGGGCGCCGACCCGCGCCAGGAACTTCGACGAGACGCCGCGGCCGCCCTGGCTGGCGCCGATGATCGGGACCATGCCGCTGCCAGCGGGCTTGGGCGCTGCGAACAGATTGTCGGCCTGCTTCTGCATGACCGGCGGTAGCTTCGGCGCCATCGTCTCGCCCATGCGGATGTTGTCTTTCAGATCGGTCATCTTGTGGTCGGCCATGACGATCTCGGCGGTCTTGTCGATCGCCTTGACGCGGATGTTGTTGCCGATCTGCGGCGGCGCCTGACCGCTCTCGATCATCGCCTTCAGGTTCGCCATCTCGCGCTCGAGATCGGCGATCCTCTGCTTGTCGGCGCAGGACCTGCTGGGGCAGGCCGGGTCTTTCTTCGGCTCGGCCTTGAACGTCCGCGTCCAGACGTGCCCGCACCCGCCGCACTCGAACGTGATGCGCTTCACCTTCGGCCCCAGATATTG